CACAACGCTTTCACTTCTCGTCACAACATTTTTTAGTTTTTTTTTTTTTAATTTTTGATTTTTAACTTATCTAAGGGGGCGTTCAAAAAATTCAGAACAACGCCACCGGGATACACTCTAAAGGTACTGAGCTTCCCAGATAATCACAACGCTTTCACTTCTCGTCACAACATTTTTTAGTTTTTTGCCCAGGAGCCAGCCGCGCTCGAGGAACTTTTCCTTGCATCAATTTTGGTCTTCCTTGCCTCTTGGCTTAAGAGCTGTGGGAAGAACGGCAACGGATGGAGCCCGACAAAGTCGTCTGCTCCACACAATGTCAGTAGGTCTGCATCCGGTACCGAATCTAGAACTAAATCTAGGGGGGCGGGGTCTAGGGTAAGATTGATCGAAACTTTATGTCCTAAACCTCTCATGGGGAACCACGGACGTAAATGATAGTAGGGTACTTGTACTTTTTCGTTACATTTTAACGAAGCATCAGCATTGCTAGTGAACCACAATGCTGCTCCATCACCCCACGTCATCAAATTCGTGTCGTATTGTTCCAGTGCTACCATTTTTCCGGCCGTTTGGTAGTGGCCGACTACTCGGCCTCCTCGCCAATACCAGAACACATTTGAAAAGTAATGAAATGGTTCGCGTCCAATCGTTTGGTAATTAATATTCGCTGCCCCAGCGGGGTAATCACACGGAAACGTATTGCGATATCCTCCTCCACCTTTCATGTGCATGGAGGGTCTTTTCAAACAGTCTGATACTGAGCCTGCTACTTCACTCATCGTCCATTTGTCTTCCATAGACACTGTTAATCCTGGAATGACTCCTTCGAACGGTTTCCTAAACCTATCATTAATGGATACGTGAGCCTGTACTTTCACAGACTTTTCTTTGGCCGGATTCAATGTTAACAAGTCTCGAGCTCCTCGTAGACCTGAAAAACATATGTCTTCACCGCCTGATCTAAAAATATTCATGTAAACTACGGGTGAAGCCGGTGCCGAACTTCCTTGTATTGGTGTTATTAGCCTAATATACACTGTGGGTAAAAAAGGCGCGAATTCTCCATCTGTGGGAGACCATTCATAAGGTCGTTCGTACGGAACAGTGAAATCGTACCATGTTTCTCCTTTCACATCTATTATCGCATTTGGTAGATCACCAAAATTATTAATGGTCGATGTCTGTACGGTAGGAGTAATTTGAACTCGAAAAGAATAGAAGGCTGGTACGCAGAAATGTAAACTAAATTTCATTGATCCGCGCCAGTATCGGAAGGCTTTAGCACTAAAGGCCAACCAATCTGGTCCTATTGGAGTATTTTGGGGAGTTAATCCCGACATTTCTAACTCTGTCACTACACTTGTAAAGATATGGGTGTAATAAAGTAGTGGCTTTCGCGCCAAGGCATTCACGCTAATATGAGAGGTCTCCATTCCTCCCATCATAGGTGCCTGTGACACGGCTGCATTTGGGTATTGCGATACTTGATCCGCAATTTCTAATCCCGAACACAACGAGTTGTTATTGCCATAAGACTGATAAACTGGTTTCGCAGCCTCTTGGCTTACCGGCTTGCAGAGATCACTTCTAAAGGAACTAAGTAAATCTGCCATCATTGTTATCGCCCCGCCGATTGGAGACGATTTTATCACTTTTGTTGCTACACTAACTACTCCCGAAGCATCAATTCCAGCTGAAGCCTTTTTGTGTGCTTCTCTGTTACTGGAATGGGATCGAAATCCTGATACTTGTATGTCGGTAAAACTAGCAAAAACTGTCAGGGTTACTGCGTTCGGCATGTTTGCTGCCGTAGGTATCAAAGCATTTAATGGCTTTATAAACACAGTACTATGTCTGTCGTCAAGAGCTACGACTCCTTGTTGTGTGTCAATCCAAGAATCTGGACATAAATAAGGTATTGTTATAGTTAGCGAGTCCTGAGTACTCGCTGAAAGCACACTAGCATTACAACCGGATAATGTTTGCAATGAAGGTGCTGTTGCTGAAGAATCCCAACACGGGATCCACCCAATCAAAAGTGATCCTTGATGAAATTGAGTGGTAGTTAATTTAAATTCTAATTTAATGGATGATCGCCAATAACGAAATCTAGAAAGAAGGACATTCGTGATGGTGTCTATTCCATTTAGTACTTGAGGAAGCACTATTTGAGTTCCAGCCCATACATTGTTCCATGAATACTGCCCTATTTGATAAGGCTTGTTGATCAATTGCGATGGTGTTTGAGTTGGATAAGAATGGCTAAGTGGCCGATCAATGGACGCCGCTGGTGTTACTGTTAACACGTTAGCTGATTCTTTGAATGAGGTTAACCCCTGAACCTCAGATGTCATTGGGGTTGTTTCTGATCCTACAGGATCTACATTAGATGATGATGATGATGTTTGTGCAATCCAATTAGGTGTAGACTTTATCAACGGATTAATTTGATACAAGACACGTGCTCGTTGATTGAGAGAAGCAATGCTAATATTTGAGCGAATGTTCGGCAAGATCTTTCTCTCCTCAATCCTTCTTGCTATCGAGGGAAAGGAATGGCCACTGCGGCCCGCGGAGGACTTATAGCGCCCTCTGACTGAGGCGTGTTTAACGACGCGCCCGTCCACACGAACTCTCATTGAGATGACGCCTTGACTATCCAATCAAGACGTTGTTCGTAAGTTTCTGCATATACAAAACATGGATTAACCACGCGTAAAAAGCGATTTAATATTTCTTTATGATGTTCAAACTTTTCACGACCATGGTAAGCCCATTCTCGTAATGCATTATGACAATTCACAGCGAATTGCTTCTCCAAGGTATTCACTTTCGATTTCTGAACCCATTGGACCATGGAGTACAATGACTCCTCACTAAGCGGACACAAAACAGCTCCGTCTCTTTCAACGTACTTCCTTTGAAGCATGACTACTTCATCAATATCTTCATAGGGTTTTATGTTGTCCGTTTTGTCCTGTGCTGTTCGAGTATGATTAAAAAGAATCTTAGCCAATTTTGCAATAATCTGTCCATTCCAAATCAATAATCCTTCTTCCGATATGGCTAAGTTTGAATCATCACCAAACGCTCCTAAAGCATTTAGTTCATCAAATTCTTTATCTGTTAACTGATACCACATACCTCGATGCGAACTCGAATTACAAATTGTATTTAACACAGACGTTAGATATGTTCCAGATGGCATCTCCAAAACAACATAAACTTTCCTACGGATCACTACAAAAGGTGCTAAAGTCGTAACTGTCACAACTTCAACACATAAGTAGTACCGATTGTTCCTATTCAGGCCAAAAAACCGGGCAAACTTATACAAGAATCCCGGGACAAAAATATTGACCGGAAAGTTTAGGTCCCAACCATCCACATCCTGTGAAATAATTTTCCTTCCTATTCTTAACAATTTCATTCTGATGCGCCTCCAATCCTGCGAGTAAGTATTTACTCCTAACATGGAATCGCCCATAACGCTCGTTTCTAATATGTGAACAAACATTCCGAATACGGCTCTACTGAAAAGTAAATGATCAAGTGATGATCCTTTAAATCCGCGAGTATAAAACTTTTCAACTCGAGCTATCGGTCGTTTTTCATCTTTCAAACAAAACAACACATAATTTGGCACACACAAACCCTGTTTAGCGTACCACATACGTATATAAAACATGTATTGCAATTCTGGGTGAACCCATAATCCTGGCTCCGCAGCACAGGCTTTGAATTGGTCTACTGTTGGCGGTTTATCCAACGCCACACTGTCATCATTATACCAGGCTGGAACGTTATTTCTAACATTCGACCTGGGGTAATCTCGTTTGATGAGGTCGGTGCGTTTTAAACCTTTTCCTATCCATGGAAATCCTGCTGATGTTGTAAAATCTATAGCATGAAAATTTCCAAATTCTTGGATTCCTAGAATGGATTCTTCTAATGATAGCAAACGCGGTTTACATTTCGCCATTGTCTCATTAAAGATACCTGACCAAACTCTATCATCCATTAACACTGGGTCATAGTAACTCTTCTTTCCATTCATTTTCCTAAACGATAAGTCGCAAGGATCTTTGTCTCCTTCTGCTCGTAGCTTAGCTGGCGCTTCCGTAACGGGATAAGGAGGTTGCATTGTTGACGTACCCGTTGCTATAACGGTTGGCTTCAATTGAGTTTTAGTTGGCCATGAGAACTCTTTGTTCAATTCTCCCCAACACTTCATCCCATTGTAAGTTCCATAATCTTCTTTTAATTCCAATTCTGCCATTGGAGGAAAAATAGATTCTGTGAAGGTTGGTCGTATATGCGATTCAGTACGAACGCACACTTCTTCAACCCTGGACATTAACTTATCAATGTCTTCTTTAAAAATTGTGGCAACGGTGGCACTTTTATCTCCGCCTCCTGTATTAATACCAACAAATTTTTTCTCAACTGCATTATTACTACAATATATTCCCATTCCACACAATCCTGCTTCCGAGGGTAAAGATGATATATAATAACCCTCTGTTAATTTAATTTCACGTGTAGGATATGTAGATGGCAAAGTACTGTATGCAACAAAACCATTTCTAAACTCTGACGCCATGTCATTTGTGTACACAATCTTCATCGTATCGATTGTCTCGTCATCAGTTGTATCAATTTGAACTCGACTAAAACCTGAAATACCATCCAGGGATTTATCAGCGTTTGATCTCATATGACGCATCAACGATTTCTTAGGCATAATATCCGGCATCCAAAACAACGCAAGATCACGTTGAGGATACTTATCAACTATTAAATCTGAAAATTGTGCTACGTAAGTATTAAAAGTACGTTTCTTTGTTAAAGTAGTAAGAATTTCAATCTTCGTTGGCTTAATATCCAACAAATAATGATGTGGCATAGCAAAAACTCTGTCATGTGTAAAAAGAATAGCACCGTCTCGAACCGGTTTTTCTCCTTCATACAATATAATCCAATGAGTATTGTACGCAATACGCTTCTGCAAACCATCAGCCGCTGAATCTGACAACAAGTGAGATTCAGTATGAACTGCTATTTCTTCTACTACCTCTTCTTTCTTTGGCTCTTCTGCTGCATGTGAACGAACACTAGCATTACGTTTAGTTTTCAAAACTGTTCTCAATCTCATTTGATGCTTGTCATCGGAATGAGCTTGTACATATTTTGATTTTTTCTTGTCTGAAATGACGCCTATCATACCCAAGAAAGTAACTAATCCATAAGCAAACAATGTCAAAACAGCTGTAAGTGCTACAACTGCTGCAAAATAACTAAAAAATGCTGCTATGGATAAAGACGTAACAAACGTGGCTTTACCTGCATGGTGCAACATTTCGGTTGGCTTCATTGAATAATCATTTTCTTTCCTAGGTGAATCAATCAAATAGTCCTGTCCATGATACCATGTCATAATCGTGTCCATCGGTATGTTATCACGGTCAAAAAATCGTGGAAACCATGAAGGAATCCACTGACCTACTTGATTAAGTCTAAGATGATTTCGAGCTAATTGAGCATCTGGATGATTTGAATGCCATCCGCATACTAATCCTTTATGTCCATCGCATTGCATAAGTCGTTCAAAAACATTTTTATGTGATCTATTTAAGAACTCTTTGGCACCTTCATAAATATCCCCTTTGAGCGGAATACCTGTGATAGCATCACTCAAACAATACTGAAATTCCAAATTGTAAGTTGGAATAGAAGGCACAATTAACTCTGATCTAGCCGCTTCCAGTGTAAAGAAATTTGAATATGATTGTGATCGCTGCATTTTTCCATCAACTTCTTTTTCAAGAACAGGCGCATCCTGCAACAAATCAAAATCATGTAAGAACAAAGCTTTATCCAAATAATACTGACAACAGTAGTTGAACCCTGTACGTCCAACAAGGGGACCATTAATACCAAGTATTCGTCTGGCCACTGCAAACCACTCCTCAGTTGGTTCACCTGTTGCTTTATCTGTCCTCCAAAACCTAAATTCTGGAATTTGAATATTGTTTGTTCTACACCAAGCACGAAAACCTAATAAAGGCTGTTGAGCTATCATACTCGGTGCTCCAATGGGAGGATTATGAGGTGCAATCACTCCATCTGGAATATCACGAGCTCCAGCATAAAACGCTTGACCATATCTATTACCAATGGCTAGCGCTAATTTTCCCGCCTTAAGGGCAAAATTTCCAAATCTCTTAGCACGTTCAAACATGTGAGCTTGTACTTTAATTCGTACTGCCCCACACTGTAAACATTGTACACATTCTTCTCCATGTCGAATTGTAATGTTAAAATCACTTGAATCGCATACAGTTCCATCTACCATGGAAACACCGCACATAATTTGTTCTTCATGTGATTCATCTTGTTCTACTTCTGTGGGTCTTTCTTCTTCATCTTCTCCTACATTATTAGCTAAGATTTTTCCGAATTCTAATGGTGTTGTCCGTCTATTTTGAGCTTCATAATAGGCAACATATCGTTCCGTTACCATACGCATAAACTTTCTAAAACCATCAATTCCTTTTAATCTAATAGGTTGTTTTGCTGCAAAGGTCGACATATCAGTTTCATAAACATCAAAAACATAGGTCTCTAATGCTTTGATAGTTCCAACATTAGCTGGTACTTTCTTGTTTTCGATAATTTTAACTGTAAAGTCCATTCTACGTAAGAATGCTTCGGGATCTGTCAAACCAATATCCGTGAAACTCTTCATGTTTGTGGTTGCGACAACAAACTTACTATCAAAAATAACATCTGATTTTTCTTCCAATGCTGCCATAGGAGGAGAAAACGGAGCATCATTTTTCATAGCTATCCATTCTTGAGCTTCTGTTCCTCGAATAAATGGATCTGTGGACTTGAAAATGTCATCAACAATAACTGCCCACTGGTTCGAATATTTATCCCAAAATTCTTGAGCTGCATTTCTGGGATAAATTAAGGCTTCAGTCCATTGATCCTGACCAATACCTTTCCAAACTGTAGGGTAATTCTGATTCAAATTATCATACAATCCTTGAACCGCATATTGAATAAACGTGGTCTTACCAATACCCGGTGCCCCGGGAAACAAAATCGACGTTGGCTGCTGTCGAATATTGTCAAACTTAACGGCATTTCTACACATCGTGTACTTTTCTTTTCCTAAAGCCGCTGTTGTTTTTAAATCGGTAATATAATGTCTATCCTTAAATGTATCCAAGAATTTTGTAAATCCAACCATTCGATCATACAAACGAATGTATTCTCTTTTTCCTTCAAGAGAAGCTACATCCATCTGCTTAATCTGAGTAACTAAGGTTGTCCATGAATCATGAAATTGCTGCAATTCTTGTGTGGACTTGAACATGTACGCTCCAGTCCACCATTTACAAACCCAATCCATTAAATTTTTGAGCATGTCTTTGAACCAAAACACAAAACTCTCCAATTTGTTTACAGCTCCGGCAAAATTGCCAAGTTTAATTGTATTCGCTACAAACGTCGATTGTGAGAATTTTGTAACAGGAGTCAAACTAAATAAATTGGCAGTTGAATCTCCAATCCAATCCATTATTTCCGTTAATCCATGTGCTTCCACACGGACTACATCTTCTTCCAATGTTCCTGTTAAAATTTGTGCTGATTCTGGTTTCTGAGTAAAATAAGGAATTAAAGTACGGATGGCCGCCCATCCTAGTAATCCCAATAAAGCAATAATACAAAATCCAATAATAATTGTTTTGTTTAATTTGATCCATTCCCATGCTTTACCAAGACCACTCTTCATTCCTGATTTAACGTTCTCAAAAACTTCAAAGAAAGTCTTCTTCAATTCGTCTATACCACCACGTACTGCTGCTCGTCCAGCAGCCTCCGCGGTAGCATCGACTTTACTTGCTTTTGCATCAAAAGCAGTGTTAATTTTATCTACGAACACATCTGCTACCTGCCCGGCTACACCGGAAACAAACGTTTCTTCTCGCTTAGCTGGCGCAGATGATGGTACTGGCACTGAAGTCGTTGTTGAATAACTGGCTGTAAAACCAGGTTTTTCAACTTCAACTGTTTTAGTAACTTGTGCCATCTTTTGTTCTTCTTGTTGAAATTTTTTCAAACGTTCTACTCTGATCCTTTCCAAATTTGCTTTTGTATCATGAGGATCTTCAGTTGGCAAACCGGTAAACCGATTTTTCGCTCGAAGTAAAACGGATTTAATATCTTCGCCTTTTTCGATCATCTTATCTGCTAAAGACTTATCGTCATTATCCGAAGCATGGGCATGTATGCGTAATTTGCACATGTCCGCCATCGGATTCTTATAAAAGAACGAATAATACCAAACCAATCGTTCACGAATTACTTTACCAACGCGTTTTGAGAAATTATACTCTGGTACACTATTTTGCAAAGGCACACCAAAGTCTCTCAAATTTTTCTCATTGTCTGATTTCAAAGCGAAATAGCTGCGCATGGAATAACCGTCTATCCAATTACGGATTGCTGATCGTACTAAATTTGCTGGTACGTCATCTATCTCACCAGGTACATAGCGAGATTGCTTCCAATGCTCATGAAGTGAATTTAAATCAGAGAAAAGATCTCCTCTGTATCCACTTCCTATTGCGTCTTTTCGCGTAGTTTGGGTCTCCCATAGCTTCAAATAATCTAGCTGGGCGCTACGCTTCTTACCTTTTTGTCTTTTTGAAATCTGTGGTAATTCTATTTCCTGTTCCTTGACATTTACTTCAAGAGGCTTTTGAACTACATCTTGTATTCGTTTCCATTTGGCTTCTAACGTTCTAGGTGGTTGCGAATCGACCCAATCATCTCCAAAGGCATAAACTTCGCGTTGCTGTATAAAAGCGCTACGTTCATACCGTCGAACTTGCTTTCGAAAACCTCGCTGGAACTTCCAGTGATAATCTCCTAAATAAAAGGGACGTCGCTTTGGAAAGCGGCCATAGGTCAATCTACCCAATGGTCCTCTCCTTCTGCGTTTTTTATGTTTATGAATCCACACATTTCCAACATCTGTACTCTGTAAAATTCTAAGTCTCAAATTATGTGGATCCAGGGTAGGCAACCATGCCTCCTGTTTAATCATGCTGTAATCTGTAGGACCTGGATTCCAAGAAATACATCCTCGTAATAATCGAATGAGGATCTGTTTTCGTGTCGGAATATCTATGTCATCGTTATCGACGATTCCTCCATAGTAGGCCTTACAAAAGCACACTAATTGGTACGCTACCAATTGATTTGTATCTAACTCTTCTAAACTATCCATCCACGCGCGACTACAAACAATTTTTGGTCTATAGCTTGCTTTAAGTTCTTTGAAGGCCATTTCTCTGTCGAAATCGTCTTCAGCTTCCTCAAACGCTTTCACGGCACGTTCTCCGCAAATCACGTTCGGTCGCAAATTAGCCCTTAGCAAACCTTTGAGTCTTGTAATACTCAATTGACAATGAATTAAGAACATATCAAAGTCATACCATTCTACTGATTCAGACTCCATAAGAACAATTAAATGTTTTAGTTCATCTACATAACTCGTGTAAATGCGTTCTACTTGTTGTCTAAACTCTACCCAAATGGGTAAGTCACGCTGGTCGCAAAGGTCCACACAATGTAAACACCACCAACTGGAACAAATGCTGTGTAATGCCAAAAATGGCGCGTTCCAGTACATTAAGTCTGAAATATGAGGTGGGCACGTATATGTGTTACCATGTTGTACAGCGAAGGGATTCCTTGCGCTGCGTAAAAAGTCATTAAATCTAAGTTTGTGGAAAATAAAACTCGAACCTTCGTTTCTTTTAAAATTACTAACGAAAAAATTTCGACGAGGTCGTTTGAAATTTACTAATTCTACATCATGATGATCATTCAAACGAGTTCTCTGTGTTTTCCACCATTCTAAAAATTCTTCTTTATTATTAAAATGTCGGTCCTCCAAATTAAGAAGGCCCGATCCAAGCTTGGGATTTAAGGATCCCGTTCCTTTTGCCATATTCGTTTTCTCTTTCTCCATGTTCTTCGCAGACATGGTGGTACGAACAGATTTATCTATACCAGGGCTCGGAGTTTCTTCTCCATACATCAGACCCTGAGGCAAAGTGCAAGTTTCATTAAGTCTCGATCATTCATACGGCTTGTACAAATATATTAAATCGCCATACAATAAATGAATTAGTTCCGTCGCAAAGTGGCGGCGTAGTAACATTTGGAATTGTAAGTACTAATGTTTCAAATAATGATATGTTGACATCTATGGCTACAGTCTCAATCAATAATGAAGTTGATTAGGGATTTAATACACTCTTAAAACTAAGAAAGTCTTAACATGAATGGTTAGGGATTTCAGTAAAGGGCTTTACGGTGCAACTACTAGTGACAAAGCAACGTAGTAATTGTACCCACAAGTGGGCTCCGGCATGCTTACTTCAAAAAGAAATATAACCTTGCAATCATGAGAATTTGTCGATATTCCAATCGTAAATTTTGTTAGCAATACTTCCGAAATGTCTGGGGCGAGCGGTGTCAATCACCGTACTCGGCTGGACCCCTTGAATTTCATGGTAAGTTCTAGAGCAAATCGGTCGAGGATATACCTGAACCTATTGTTGTTCATGCTCTCTAGACAAACAGGAATATAATAACCTGTTGAGCTTATAACTGCTCATTAGCTGCATTGGCTAGGGAAATATATAAATATAAAAGTGAGTGTAAAAATGTGCAAGTGCATCTAAGTAAGTGTTGTGCATAGTGAAGTGCATAAATATCTAATGTTTATATACAGTGCAATCTAACTAAAATTAATAAATATATATTGGTGTAAAAATGATTATTTTGTTGATCTCCATCTTTCAGGAGCAAAATGTAATTTTAGATCTTATTCATAAAATTACGTGATAATGATCTTAATCTATTATACAAAATTGTGATCTTAATCTACAATTATT